CGGTTGCGCGGCATGGCCGGCACTGTGAGAGGCGCCCTCGGCAGCACAATGTCCTGGTTGCCCATCGGCACGTGCCGCCCGTAAATGCCCACCTCATTCGGCCCGAGGCTCGGCGCCGGGCTGTAAAGAGCATCGCCGCCCGACAAATCTATCGGCCGCCCCGGCGGCAGCGGCAGATCCGTCGGCGGCCTCATCAGCGCATCGCCAAACCCCGCAGCCGGCCGCGGCGGCTCTTGTTCTTGGTAGCGGGAATAATCCGGCCCCGCCGCCCTCAAATACCGCTGCAGCAAATCCAGCACATCCGCCATCGCTACGCCGGCCGGTCGCGCCGCTTCGCCAGCAACGCGCCGTCCTGAGCCTGTCGAAGGGCCGCCCGCGCCTCCCGGTCCGCACCGTGGTCCGGCTCCGCCCCGTACAGCGCACCCGATACATCCTCCCCCTCGACACCCTTGCGCAGCCGCGCCACCTCCGCCTCCAGCGCCGTCAGGCGCGCCGCCAGCGCCGCGTTGCCCGCGCGGATCTCGCCCCACACCGTCTCAACCTGCTGCACCCGCTCCGCCAACGCCTCAAACATCCGCGCGTCGCTGCTGCTCATGCCTTCTGCCTGACCGGTGATATACTCCAACACATGGACAAGCCTCCGAAATTCATCGAATTCAACGGCCGCAAGTACGCCCTGCAGCCAGGGGCCAGGTACTATGCCCGCTATCCTTGGGCCGGACCCGGACCAACCTCACTGCACCGCGCAATCTGGGAATTCCACCACGGCCCGATCCCCGATTACCACGACATCCATCACAAAGACGGCAATCGCTTCAACAACGACATCTCCAACCTTGAATGCGTCCACCGCGGGAAACACCACAGCGACCACATCAAACACCGCATCGCAACCGGCAATCCGCCGGTGCTGTCAGCAGCGGCCCGAGCCGCAAACCACGCCTACTGGCAACAACACCGGACCGCCAGCATTGCGGCGCTGCCTCGGCACGAAGCCATCTGCGTCGAATGCGGCCGAACCTTTCTCACGCTCCAGCCCTACCGGGCTAAATTCTGCCATCCAAACTGTAAGCAGATGGATCTGCGACGGCGGCGCGGAATGATCACCGGCATCCGGGCTAGAAAACTACGCCCAGCACGGGGAATAACGACAGCAACACACCAACTATCCCTAACGCCGGATACTTAAGTTGTTTAGGTCTTCCGCGCGGGGCTTCATACGCTACACACATTAATCCAAATGCGTCTGCCGAATGACTTGACCAATCGTGCTCCGGACCAAGCCCGACGTCTCTGACGTCCTCGCTCTTGCGCTCGTGGTACCAGGCCAAAGCCTCCCGGCCCGCCTCCGTTGTGTCTTCATTGAACCAGATGCTCGGGAAAAGCCTTCTCGCCGCCTCTATCCGCGCCCGCGCCGCGCCCCGCCCCTGGTTCGGTATGACCTCGACGCTAAACCCGGCCTGACGAAAGGCGCTTTCAAACGAAACCTCATACACCCTGTCGTGCGTCGCCCCGTCATGCGGCAAGTACACGTTCGCCTTGCCCCACCCCTTCTCCCGCAGCCAACCGACATGCACCGCTAAGGGCTCGCCGACGGATTCGTAATAGTCGAGGATTCGGACTTCCCCGCGGCCGACAAACTGCACCACCCACTGCGCATACGCGTCGCTCCTGGCCCCCGTGCCGCCAATGTCGACATACACCCGGACGGGAAGCAGCGGGTCCTTGCTGACGTGGCCAATGCGGCCTTCTTCTTTCGCCTCGTTCAGCAGCCGCGCATAGTAGGCACCGACATGCCCGGTGGCGAATTCCCCCAGCCATACATGCCCGTACTGATCCGGCCGCCTGATTTCGTCTTCTCTGCGGATCTGCTCCAACGTCGCCGGAAACCACGGGTTGTCCTTGTACGTCAGCCCGACGATCCTGCTGTTCTCCGGCGGCGTCTCGCGAAAGCGTTGATTGGTCGCGCTGGCCCGCCGCTCCGGGTTCCACGTCACCCAGATTTCGCTGCCGGTCTCCCGCACCGTCGGGATCGTCTTCTGCCAGGCGATCTCACTCACCTGCTCAGCCTCGTCCACCCAGAGGAGGCGGATGCGCGCGGTGGACTTCACCGATTCGATGTTTCGCCGCAGCCCCACGAAGCTGAAATCGATCCGCCCGTCACGGGTCCGGATGAACTTCTCCCCAACCTCATAATGGCCCGCCAGCCACGGCTCGCTCTCGATCGCCAGCTTGATCTCCGCCATCGACGACTCATCAAGGCTGTTCTGGAACTCCCGGCCGCACACAATCACCCCCGATTGGCCCGCCATCGCACAGCGCAGGCCGTACACCGCCGCCATCTTCGCAAAGCTGCGGGATTTCGCGCTGCCCCGGCCGCCCCAGGCGCCGCGATACAGCGCCTCGCCGGAGAAGACCGGGATCAGCTTCTCCGGCAGCTCGATCGACTGCGCACTCACAGCAGCGACCCCGCCGCCGACTCACGCCGCGCCCGACCCTTCGACACCAGCGAGTGCCGCCCCTCCCCCGCGTAATGCGCAATCCGCTCGCGGATGTCCGCCACGTAGCCGGGGTCGCGCTCGATCAGGATCGCGTCCCGGCCCGAGGCCAGCGCCGCAACCGCCGCCGTGCCGGAGCCCGCAAACGGATCGAGAAAAATGCCGCCAGGAGGAACCACCAGGGTGACCAGCCAGCGGATCAGGTCGATGGGCTTTACCGTCGGGTGCCGGCTGCCCCAGCGATCGTGCGCATCCGCCTTCGCGCTGTAGAAGAAGCGCGCCGCGCTGCCGCTGTCGCCAAAACCACCATTGCCATCGGTCAAGCCAAAATCAGATTGGCGCTCCCGGCTCCCCGACGCCTGCCGCGGCGGCCCGCTCTCGCTCTCCGGAAACCCCGCCAGCACCTCCGCGCTGCCGTCATGCACCACGTTGGCAGGCCAGCGGCCAAGTTGCGTGTCGCCAACGGCAATCGAGCCGCGAACAGCAAAATTCCCGTATGTAACCGCGCCCCCGGTGCCCGTAAGCCCCGACGCGCTCCGCTCATTCGAGCGCCCCGGCCTGCCATCCGTCGCAACCCGGCACTCATCCACCCCAAGGCTGCGGGGGCCGCCCGGCTTGTACGCCAGGCATATCGGCTCGTGCGCCGGCTTCAAATGGCTCCGATGCTTCGGAAAGCCGCTGCCATACAACCAGGCGATCTGGTCCTGGATGACAAAGCCGGCATCCTCAATCGCGCACACCAGACGGTGACAGGTCCGCGTCCCGCCAAACGCGACCAGGAAAGCGCCGGGCCGCATGATCGTCGCCACCGTCGCCCACGTCTCAGGCCGAAACGCTACGTCGCCGCCATCCCATTGCTGATTCATAAACCCGGCACCCAGCCACGCCGCACCGTCCAATCTCCCGCGAAGTCGCACTGATGTCGCCGTGTCGTCTCCAATGCTGATCCTGCCAAAGCGCGCCAGCGTTGCTCTGAGGTGATACGGAGGGTCCGTGACAACCGCATCCACCCGCACACCCTCCGCCACCAGCCGCGGGATCACCTCCAGGCAATCGCCGCACTCCAGCCGCAGCCGGTCCGCGACACGCCGCCGACGCAGCTCCCCGACCGCCGCGTAGTAGCTATCGTGCAGGTCAATGGTGGCATCGTACGGGGTCACCGAACCGGCACCCGGCTGGTGTCAACTACCATCGCACTCACGGACGCCACCCCAACACCAACGCCACCAACGCCACCACCACCAACCCGCCCCGGTAGTCCAACGGTGTCACCATGTCCAGTAACGCCGCTACCGCCGCCACTATCGCTATCGTCAGCAAACCGTGCTGCCGGAAGTCCTGCCACTTCACTACCATGACGGTGACGTAAGTGACACTCGTGTCACTGTGGCCGAAAGCGGCGGTGACGGTTGTGGCAGTGACGGAAACTTGTGCGGAGTTTCAGAAAAAAAATATGCGGTGGTGGTGGCTAAACCTGCATACGGGACGGGGCCGTCAGCCGCCGACATGGAACCAATCCTGTCAGGGGGTGGCCCGGCCCGTCAGCGGCCCCGCGGGTTGCTGCGCGGCCTGGCCGCCTTCACCGAGGCGGAGCGGTGCACCGGCGGCTTGCCGGGCTGCGGCGCCTTGGTGGTGGTCGGCTTGCGTGGCGCCTCGACGATCGGGTTCTGCTTCATCGGTCGTTGCCTTTTAGTCTACGCGCGCGAGGGGCTAACGCTACCCCATTTGCTACCCCAGCGCCGCTTGTGAATGAAAACCCTAGCGTTTCCGCCATATTTCGCTCATAGCGCAACCGCTATGTAAGCGGTTTTACTCGTCGTCATCCGGCTTCGGCAGCCGCTTCGGCGCCACCGGGACCAACTGGATCATCGTGACCAGCGGCCGATCCGGGTCGCCGGTCAGCTCCTGGGTGACTTTGTCACCGAACTGGCGCGGCAGAAGCTTGCTCAGCATCCACTTCCTGTTGTCACACATCAGCCTCGCGCGCTGGACCAGGGCGTTATCGGGAACGCCATTCACCATGATGTCAGCGTCACCGATCTCGATGATGTCTTCTGCCATCACTTCAAGTGCGGCAGCCTTAGCGCGAGCGTATTGGTCGCCGAAGCCGTTGGCGCCACTGTCACTAACACCGACATTTTTCTGCACCCATTTCAGGACAATGGAATGAGAAGGCATGCGGGGGTCGCGACAGATGGAGCGGAGTGACTCGCCGTCTGCGGTTCGATCGAGGATCTCTTCGGCTATCTCATTCGAGTAGACGGGTTGCGAGCCATTGCGACCGCCGCGGATGACGCCTTTTGGCGATCCGCCTCGCTTTGCCATGGCAGGATTAGTGCTGGTTTGCACAGCTTCCTACCATTGCTGGCGTTTCAGCGCACAAGTCAAGCACAATCGGCCCCTTTCCTGGCGAGACGTTCGACGGCATCGCAGAAGTCGAGGTTCCCGGCTTCCATGAGCGAGCCGATGGGATCGTTGTTGTCCCAGCAAAGCGGCAACCCGAGAGTGTGCCTGGCCTTATTGGCTTCGATCAGTTCGATTGGCCAGGGGTAAGGTGACCATTCTTTAGTCGTCGCGTCCCATCTGTAGCCGTCTGGTGTCACAAAAGCGTGGATGGTGACGATCTCCCATTCGTGGTCGCCGCGGTTGATGAGCAGTTTTGCGCGTTCGCCGTTCATCGCATCCCCTTCGCGGCTTCAGCATAGCCGTCCTGCCATCCGGCAGTCTTTGTCATCGCCAGTTCGGAGTCGAGCCGCTTGCGGAGCATTGGGTTTTTCAGCATGCGCTTCCACTTACGGTTTTCCTCCTTGCGAAGCAAGCATGCGGAGCAGTCGCAGTCATCCTTGTGTTTGGTTACGGGGAAACACATGAGGATCTCACATCCTGAAATGGTTTTGGAGAGTCCCGAGCGTGCTCAATAGCACGCCTTTGACGACGTGCGGATGGACGGCTTCACCGCACCACGATCGTCGCAATGCGAAGTCGCGCATGGAGCAGTCGTTACCGAGGACGTGCCAGGCGCAGGAGCCTGCTGGTGACGCAAGTCCGCCGAGGGCGTCGATGGCTCTGTCGAGCGACGTCTTGGCCCAGAGTGAGCCCATGGGCTGGGCCATGGGCCGGGCGCCGCTGACGTGGGTTCGTGAGGGATCGGTTGCATGCAATGGGTCGCTGGCTGCTGCCCGGAACAGCGAATGAAACTGCTCTCCGGCGGCGCGTTGGGCTGCGGTGATGCTGCCGTTGCGCTCGAGCCTGGCGAGCAGTCCTTCGGCTCTCCAGGGCACGCCGATGCGGCCTGCGACATCGGCGATTTGCTGGCGATCACGGACGACGCGGCTGTGTTGGCGGCGTTCGGTGCTGGGGGCGAGGGCATTCATGCGGCGTTCCTGGCTTTGGCTTCGGCGGTGAGTCGAGCCTCGGTTTCGGCGCGTTTCAGGCGATCGACGGCGATAGCTTGCCATCGCTCGGCATTATCGCTCCATCCGAGGCTGCGTGCATAGGCATCCATGTTGGTTGGTGCGGGCCTTGGCTGCTGGTGGGCTTCGCGGCAGAGGTTACGGATTTCGGCGATGGTGGGGCGTTTGGTGTGGGCTCGGCGCCATTCGCGGCAGGCGGCTGCGATGTCGTGATACGGGAATTCGTGGAGGTCTTCGATCCAGTCGGCGATTTGGGCTTCGCGGCTAGCAGGCGGATCGGCGGCGGTCCAGAAGTGGCTCAACAGTGTCGCAATCAGGGCAGCGAGCGGCCTCGCGCTGGCGCCGGTCGAAGGCGTCTGCGGCTCTCGCTGCACCGAGATAGAGGTTTTCGACGGGGGAGAGTTTTCGGTCATTGTCGTGTCTCCGCTGGCAGCAAGCGATGAGAAAAGCTGGTGGATCGCTGGGATTTTCGGCTTCGCAATCGACGATAGCGGCAAGCACGGCGGGATCTCCATGGGACTTTCGGAGCTTGCCGAGGAGGCTCCGTTGCTTTGGCCCGAGGATGCTAAGTCCTTTATCCCAAAGGGTTTTCACCCCATCGTAGGGCAATGGCGGCGCCCTTGCGGCGCCAGAAGAGCGAAGCTCTTCTGAATCTTCTTCTTCCGAGCGAAGCGAGGAAGAAGGTGAAGGTGAAGGTGAAGGTGTATTTTTTCGTGGTGCTTTCGTTATAGCGCCCGTTACAACGCTCGTTAGATTTTCGTTATCCTCTCCGTTAGGCTTTCGTCCCCACCTTGCTTGTGCGCTGGCTTTGCCGGCGTTGCGGCGTTGCTCGTTAATTGCGAGGGCGTGGTCCAGTTCGGCGTCGATGCGTTTGTGTGACCAGTTTCCGTCTGAAACGTGGAAGAAGGTTTTGATCACCGGTTGGTGTTTGCGCCATTCGGCCGGCGAGCATTTTGCGATAGCTGCGAGTTGTCCGGCATCGTCCGGGAGAGGGCCGCCATTTCGCCAATAGGCCATGATCAGCAGCAGGTAGATGCCGTGCTGGGCATGGTTGAGGTGCATGGTGTCGGCGAGGTAGTCGCCGATATAGAGCGGCATCCAGGTGTCGGCCGGCTTCGACATCGCACCTTTATCCGACACGTTGGAGTGGAATGGCTTCGCACCCGGCGAGCCAGCCGAGCATAAAGGTGCGGACATCACGCCAGCGGGGGCGGCGGGTGAATGTGGGGATGCCGAGCTGCTGCCAGATAGTGGCGGCGGCGATGCCGCAGCGGCGCCACACGGTGATCGTCACATGCACATCGGCGTAGAGTTGGGCCTGGCTCATGGCTGTGCCCCGGCTTTGCGCATGGCGGCGCGCAGGGCGGGCATACGGGCTTGCCAGCGGGCGTAGAGCGAGGCGTCGTCGCGGTCGGTCCGGGTCGGCGGCATCGCGTCCCAGCCGTCGTGAGCATCGGGGGGGATATAGCGGGCGACGGCGGATTTGGCGCGGCCGAGGGCGGCGGCGATGCTTTTCAGGCCGCAGCCGGCGGCGCGCATATTTCGCAGGGTGGCGATCTCGTCGTCGCTGAAGGGCGACGGCTGATATCCCGAGCGTGTATAGCGTCCGGTGTAGGTGGAGTGGTTGCTCATGCCGCTTCTCCGGTAGCGATCGTGCGGAACGAGTGACACCCATACAATGCGATCAAGGCCGCCTCGGCGCGGCCGATGGAGCGGGCTTTGGTGACGTAGCCACGTCGCGCGGTCCACAGGCCGGCATCTTCCGGCAGCAGGCGCCCGGCGCAATCCAGGGCGAGTGACTTATCGGCCTTGATGCCGAAATGTTGCTTCCACTTGGCGGCGGACACTGCTGCGTATGGCCAGCCGTAGCACGCAGCGATGGCTTTAATGGCCATGTAACGTTGCCCGAGATGGAAGGCGGAGGTCGCGCCGATGCGCCGGTCTGGGCTGGCATAGGGGGTTTGGCGTTCGATAAAGAGATGACCGCAGCGGCGGCTGTCCAGGGTGCGGACCATTTCCATGACGAGATCGCGCACCATCAATTCGGCGCCGGCCATCGGCATATCGACGATGCCCAGGATGCGCTGCGTTTCGGCATCCATGAAGGCGACGGCGCCCTCAGCGCCAGGATCTGCGCCGGCGATGATCATTCTGCCGCCTCTTGCTGCATCCAACGAAGCTCGCTTTCGAGCATACGGATGGCTTGGGGTGCGGCGTTGATGTTGTCCTGATGAGCGATGCTATGGCACCGATCGCAGAGACCCACCAACTCGAAAAGCAGCTCACGGCCGACGTGTTCGTAGGTCTTGTGATGGACTTCTGTGACGGACCGGCTTGCGCATCCTTCACAAAGATTACGGCACCGCTCGATTACTAGGCGGCGGCGGGTTTTCCAGGCATCGGACAATAGGTACTGGTTATACCACACCCACCATTCGTCACTTTCCGCCTGCAGTTGTTGGATGCGTTCAGCGTTAGCCGCCTCTGATCGACACTTCAAAAATGCTTCATCAAAGGGTTCTGGGTTGCCGTTAGTCTCAGCCATAGCAACGTCTTTACGGGCGGCATTGCCGACGCCCTGTCCGCAGGAGAGGCATTGCCTGCGGTACTGCACGCCATTAGTGATCGCCCGCGTTCTGGGCGGTGAGATCGCTGGATGGGCACAAAACCTCGGGTCAGCCATCAGCGCGCCTCACGCAAGCCGCCGGCAGCGCGGCGAGGGGGAAGGCTGCGGCGGGTGGTGCCGCGCGCCGGCTGCCGGCGCCGGCCGGGTGCCCCGACGCACGGCGGCCGGATGGGGTGTGCGATATGCCGGCCGCTTGTCTTCTCTCAAGGCCGGCCGGCCCACCTCTCCTTGTCCCAAGCAGCGTGCCCGTCGAGGTCGCTGCCTGAGTGGAAGCTTGTATTACTGCGCTCACCGCGCCCACCGGCGGATGCTGTAGCCGGCGAGCATGGCGGCCGGGATGGCGGCGGCGAGGTAGGCGGCGGTCATGCGGCGCACTTTCGCCGGATGGGGCGTGCAACCTCTCTCGGCCAGGGCCGTGACCTTCGGCTAATCTGACGAATAGCTTGTTATTACCGCCGCGTTTTCCGGTCTGGCTGGCGCAGGCACGCTCGCCGATCGTGTTAAGCGATAGGCCGGTTTCCTCGCTATAGGCGCGAGCCAGAATGAGAAGCTCGGCGGCAGTCATGATTTTGGTATGTTCCCGGAAACGTTTCCGGCATGCAAGCAAAAGCAGCAATCTCGGAAAACTTTCCCACAGCGACGTGACGGAATAAATTCCGCTAGTATTCCGCCATATCTCTGGTATAGGCATCCGAGCAAATTTTCTCGGCTCGCCGGGGACACCTCGGCGGAGAATAGCGACCAGTATGAAGCGGACGCGTAAGCCTATCTGGGTGTGGGATGACGATCAGTTCCGCGCTCGTTGTCGCGTTGCTGCTGCGCGCAAAGGCATTAGCGTCGAAGATATGTGCGAACAGGCGGGGGTTGATCGTACTTATCTAAACAAATTGTCAACACAAGGCCGACGGATCGATGCCGTGATCGCTTTGGCGCAAGTCGCCGAAGTCTCGCTCTCGTGGCTCGCGGGCGTTGAGGAATCGCCCGATCTATTCGACGATTCCGAGGCGGCGCGCCTTAGTGCTGTTGCTGGAGTGGCCGCGCAGCTCTACGGCGCAATCCGATTACAGGGGTTCGACACCGATGCGGGCGCGATCGTTCGCGCAGTAATGGATGTAGTAGGCCGCAGAATGATCAAGCCTACGAAACAGAATTGTCTCCCTCCGCTGCCGGCAGAGGTGGAGGCGGCAGAAGTGCCCATAGCGCCGGATTGTGCAGAGGAAACCCGTCCTCACCAAACCAGCCGTCGCCGTTCCAAAGTCCCGTAGTCCAGGCACCGAACGAGTTCGGTCCAATTAGACACGGCCCGAACGGCTTGCCTGGCCGTACCGGCGCCTCTCTCATTGGACGCAACTCTAGACGGTGGTGCCCTGTTGCCTGCGCTGTTTCGGTCATAGCCACAATGGGCCTCGCCTGCGCCTGATTTGTTACACAGGTTAATTTGCTGTGCCGGGACGCGCAAGCGCACTTTTCGGAAAGTTTTCCGCTTCTGGCTTGGCAGCCGGAAAACTTTCTGCGATAGTGTGGCAATTCCAAACGCCGCCGCGCAGGAGGCCGCGTCTATGCCCCGACCGCACCTCGATCAGCTTCTCTGGCGCCTGTTTCAGGAAGCGCAGGCCCTGCTGCGGGAGGCTGAGCGGCTCGATGCCGGCCGGCTGCCGCGCATTGCCGAGCGGCTGATGCCGCTGAGCCGGGCGGTGGAGGCGGTGGAGGACCACGAGCAACGCGCGGCCGAGGCCGAGGATCGGGCAGCGGCGCGGATGGGGTGGCTGTAATGAGCGACACGCCGATCATCGATCTGGCGGCAAAGGTGGTTTCGGGCGTCCGACTACACGGCTGTCATTCCACCGAGGCTGTATGCGACGAGTGTCGAAGCATAGCGAGGGCTGCACTGTGCGTTGCGGTGCCGTGGGAGCCGCGAGTCGATTACAGGCTGGCGCACTTCCACAAGCTGCTGCACGAGCTTTATCCCGGCCTCGCGCGATGACCGACGAGCGCGACATGCCCTCGGAGCAGCCGCCGCGGGACGAGCTGTCGGCGATCGCCGATGAGATCATGGCCGGCTTCGTCACGCTGGAAGCGCATGACGCCAGGAGGCTGCGCAATCGGATCTTCCAGGCTCTGATCTACGTGCGCGGCGAGGCAGAGCGGGCCTGGCTGGGCTCGGCGCTGACACGGGGGCGCGGCGATGACTAACGCCCTTGCCATCGGAGTTTGGGTCACGGCGGGCTTGACCTTGCCTATCGCCCAAATGCCAGCCGGGACGGTAGTTGCAAATGCCGTCCCGGCCCAAGTCTTGTTGGCGGCCGATACGGTCGAGCCGCAGGTGTTGTCGATCGAGTGGCCGGATGGTGTCGAGATTGTGGCGGCGACCAATGCCGGGATCTGCGCGCTTGCGGTGAGTGCGCTGCTGAGCGGTCTGTGGCGCCCGGTGGGGCGGCCCGGGCCGCCGCTGAGCGCGAGCTGCAGCACCGGCAATGCGTTTGCCAGCGATGCGTTTTGCATACACGGATTTACCTGCGAGAAGAGGGGCCGCAATGCCCGTTAGTTTCTCGAATGTCGTATTCGACGGCCCGCGTAAGCGCCGCCGGGTGCGGTCGTTGTTTGTGCCAGCCGGGCTCGTGCTGTGGATAGCGGCGATCGGCTGGGTACTGGCGGCGCTGGCGCTGTGATGATCCGCGAAAGCTGGCAGATCACCTCGATCGGCGAGTGGCTGGAGCGCCGCCGGCATCATATTACGGCCAGTCGTGTGGCGGCCCTTTTTGAATCGCACCAGTATCTGACGCGCGAGGGGCTGGCGGCCGAGCTGCGCGGCGAGTCGGGCGAGGTGCCGAACGCCAGCATGCGCGCCGGCAACATCCTCGAAGGGGGGTTCCCGGCGGCGGTGCGGCTCGACGGCAAGCCGTGGGCGCTGAGCAAGGCTGACACCTATCACTGGCTGCCGGAGCACCGGCTCGGCGCCACCCCGGACTTCTGGATCGACGATGACGGGCTCTTCCAGGCCAAGACTGCCAGCACCGAGCAGTGGCAGAAATGGCACGGGCACCCGCCGCTGATGTATCTGCTCCAGACCCTGACCGAGCTGATCGTCACCGGGCGCTCGTGGGGCGTGCTGGGAGTGATGATCCGAGCCGGCGGCTATCCTATCCATTATTACGATGTGGCCCGCCACGAGGCGGCGGAGCGGCGCATACTGGATGCTGTGGCGGCCTGGTGGCGCGCCTTCGATGCGGGTGAGTTTCCGGCGGCGGTGCCGAGCGCGGAGATCGCCGAGATGCTCGACGACGGCAGCCACCTCGACCTTTCCGATAACAACTATCTTTGCTCCGGCCTGATGCCCGAGCGCGAGAAATTAAAAGCAGAGCTTTCGGCCGGCGAAAAACGCGTGTCCCAGATCGACAGCATCATCAAGGCAGCGATGGGCAACGCGTCGAGTGCGTGGATACCTGGTTACAACATCACGTTCCGCTCGCAGAGCCGCAAGGAAGTGGTCATTCCGGCCAAGACGTTCCGCGTCCTGCGGGTGCGCGCCGCTGCCGAGGAGGAGGGAGCCGATGCCGGGCCATGTTAAGCGGAAACCCTTGCCTAATGAGCCTTTCCGCCCGCAGCACAAGCTATTTGCAGAGATGTTGCCAAAATTCTTTAGCACGCCAGAGCTGGCTTGGATTTATGGCCAGACCAGTCTGGGGCCAAGCGCGCTCGATATTGTCCGTGCGGCCGTGCGACGGAGCAAAAAAGATTTTGGGGGATGGGCGCGGATGCCGCCCTCTGAAGAGGAGAGGGCCGATGTCAGCGAATGATGTAGCCCTGCGCGCGCCGGCAGCGCCGCCGGGATTGGTGCCAGCCTCGATGATGGAGGCGATGAAGCTCGCCGAGATGATGTCCTCCGCGCGGCTGGTGCCGCAAGCCCTGCAAAAGTCGCCAGCCGATTGCCTGATGGTCGTAATGCAGGCCATTCGCTGGCAGATGGACCCATTCGCCGTCGCCCAGGAATGCAGTGTGATCCAGGGAAAGCTGATGCACTCCGGCAAGCTGGTGGCTGCAGTCGTGAACGCGCGGGGCGACCTGGCCGAACGCCTTTCCTTTACATACGCGGCGCAGGGCGACGCGCGCACAATCACCGTGCGCGGCCGGCTTCGGGGAGAGCCGGAACCGAGGGAAATATCCGTTCGCTTCGGTGACGCCAAGACGCAGAACAAGGTGTGGCAGAGCCAACCCGATCAGCAATTGGCGTATCACGGCACCCGCGTATGGGCGCGCCGCCACACGCCGGAGCTGATGCTCGGCGTCTATTCCCCGGAGGAATTTGACGAGCCATCCAGTGTCGTCCGCGAGCCGATCGACGTGACGCCGGCAACCCCGATCGACACCGTGGCCGACCTCGACGCGTTTGCAGAGGGCGACGTGATCCCCGACGACACCGGATTATTCAACGCCGCCCATTCAGCAGCAGTCAGCGGCTCGGTCGCGTTTCGGAGCTTCTGGGCGGCGCTCAATCCGATGCGGCGGGATGTCTTGCGGTCAGGACTCCCCGGCTATCAGGAAATCGCCGCTGCGGCCGACGACGAACGGGCGCGGGACGAAGACCCCTTCGGCCTGCCGCCGCTCGGCGAGGCGCACGAGCCGGAGCCTGTCGCCGAAGCGCCTGCGGTGCCGTTCGCCGCGGCGGTGCGGGCGTTGGTGCCGGTTGCCGGCGACGACGGCGCACTTGATTGGGCGGCCTGGTCGCGGGCGTTTGTTGCCCTCGTCGAGCAGGCGACGCCGGCCGAGGCGCAGAAGTGCCGGCTCAGCGATTTGCCGCATTATGGCAAGTGCCGCACCCAGGATGGCGATGCGGCGCGGGCGGTGCTAGAGGCGGTGAACACTAAGAGCAAGGAGGCGGTGCCATGATGGGGCGGCCAAGCGACGATCCCACCCAGGACCTGCTTGAGCGCGTTGACGGGACGATAGAGAGCATCTACGCGAAAATTCTGCCGGAATTGTTCGAGTTGGACTGCTACCAGGCGCTGATGGTGACGATCACGGTGCTGACGGCTCGCATGCTGGCAGTCACCACGGCTGCTTGCGGGCAACAGCCGCAAGAGGTGTTCGAGTCTTTTTGCCACCAACTCATGGCCGAATATCAAAAACAGATTAACGGCATGGCGGCAGCAGCCGCGGACGCCAAACAGACGCAACCCCATTAAGGAGAGCGCCGATGGCTGCCCCCCCAGCCGTTGATATTCAGCCGCTGATGTACGAACACGAGGCGGCCCGCATGATCGGCGTGCCGCCGCGCGCGCTGCGGTCCGAGCGCACCGCCGGCCGCATCCAATATCGCAAAGTCGCCGGCCGGATCATGTACCGCGCCGACGATCTGAAAAACTGGCAGGAGAACATTGCATGCCCCGTCCATCCCAGGGACCACAACTCC